CACCACCGATGTTGATCTCCATATCTTTCTTGAACTGACCTTCCATTGCCCAGATAGCGGCTTGACGTTTTTCCATACCCAGTTGCAACCCAGCCATCGTTTGCGCTTGGCTGTTCAGCAAATTGTCCATGCTGTCCTTCCATTTGTCTTCAAACGCACTTTCTTTACTATCATAGCCTTTTGCTAAAGATTTTAACATTTGACTATATGTGACACCTTGATGATCAGCTAGTTTTTTGAGCATCTCTTTGGTGTTATTTCCACGGGTTGCTAATCTTTGAAGATATCTATCAAGAGCATTAGCGTCTCCTTTACCAACAACCGCGGCAGTTTTGAGTGTACGTTCAAAGTTCCTGGTTCTACCAGCGTATCTATGCCCACCGGCTCTACTTGCGGCAGACTGTGCCTTGTCTACAATCTCTTTTATGTTTTGATTGCTTTTAACTGCACCGGTTACTTGTAATGTTTTTGTTGTTTGAACAGCCTCCGTTTTTTGTGCAGCTGCCGCAGCGGCTTTACGTTTTGATTCATCATCATCAATTGGATAACCGTCAATACCCATCCATTTCGCGACACGACCACGTACTGATACACCCAGTATCTTTTCCGGTAGTATATCCAGTATAAATTTATACATCTTTTGTACCAACTCGCCAAACCACTCTGAGATGCCACCCCAAAACCCTTTACCTTGATTTGTTTTCTTTTGTTCTTCAGATGGTGGATCGATGAACGCGTTCAATACATCCAAGCCGATCGATATAGCTGTACCGATGCCCGGGACAAAGTTTGCCACGCCGCTCGCAACATCAATTATACCCTTAAGATATTCACCTTTCTGAAAGCGATCATATGCACTACCGAATGAGAATATAGATCCAACCACCGGTATACGTTTCAACACAGGTTTCAAGAACTTCAATCCAAATTGAAGCATTTTTCCTGTCATCACCGCAAGTGTGTTGCCAAAATTCGCTTTCACTTCTTGCCCGGTGTCTGAGTAATCAAGCCATGCATTCAAAATATCTAGGCCCACGCCAATCGCTGTACCAGGACCAGGGAGCAGGGTTGCTATACCAGAAGCAACATCAATTAAACCACCTATAACATCACCATCTTTGAACCTATCATATGCAAACGCCCAAGATATGAGACTGCCGATTCCAGGTATTCTCTTCAACACTGGTGATAAAAATTTTGTGGCCCAACCAAATACTTTGGCCCCCAATTTAAGTACCGGTTTGCCTACAAGTTTGGCCACCGCTTTACCTGCGGTACCTAAACCGAGTTTAGCTAGCATCTTGCTTACACCTTTCATATCTTGCTCTCCTTCACCGAACAACCCGGAGATCAATGCAGCAACGCCGGCGACACCTGCGAGTAGTGGTATCAACCATTTGCCCAAACCACCTAGAAAACCGCTATCCTTTTCTACTTCTACTGATGTGGGTTCCGTTTTGGGTATTGATGATCCTATAACTTTACCTAAAGATGTGATGACCTTCTCATTTATACCAGTAATTTCCACTGGCATCACTGATTTTTTTATTGTTCTAGGTCTCTTGTCCTCGGATTCATCACCCTCTTCTTTTTCCTCTTTTTCTTCTCCAGGAGTGGTGTTAGGCGCTCCAGAATCTCGACCATCATCGTCTTTTTTATACTTACTAAATCTTTTTTGTGTTGCAGAATTGGGGTTGAACCATTCTTCGGCCATCGCTCTAGCCAATCGACGCTCTTTTTCAATTTCTTCCTTTGTTATATTGGCTTTCTCAAAATCATCTTCTTCTACTTGCAAAGCACCTTTAGGGTCATCACCAAGAGCAGATATTCTCTTTTTAGCTGTGCCCAGAGTATAATCTGCTAACTTGTCGGTTAGATCAGTAAGTGACGTTATTAATCTTTTAAGATTTTCTTCCATAAACCTTACAATTATTTATGGAAGGACTGTAGTTATTCGTTTGTAAACAGCGTAGCGTCAATTGGTATATTGTCTTCTTCCCTCAAAGATTCATGCGATGTACACAAAAGTTCAGTTTCTCTAGCTTTTTTAACATTTTCAACCAACGATGAACAAACACTCAACGGTAGAGATTCAAACACATCTACCATCTGTTGTGGGCTCAAATCAATATCCACATTCACAACATTTTCCCCTATTGTTATTGTTTTGATAAACTTTATCAGCTCATGTATGTATATATCACCGATAACATCAGTTAGTAGCACAGTCTCATTCTTGTTACCGGATTGTTTTTTTATCTGTTTAGTGAAGTGTTTGTTTAGTAGTGTGTCCCTGTCAATGTCCGGTTGTTCGCATGCGATCAACAGCGGTCCAGATTTTACTGTAAAGGTGTGTCTCTCTTTAGAGTCATCTAGTTGTTTTTTTATCGACTCAACATGTTTTTGTATGTCTATAACTGTCTCATCTTCACCTATATAGAGTTTCAATTCATTGTTAATCGAGTGTTGTCTCATTTGTAATACCAGTAATGGTTTGTCCATCGCTAATAGCTTGACATCACTTGATCTTTTGTTTGTTAACAGGATCTTATTTATACAATTAGCAAATGATAAATTCTCAATCTTCATGTCAACGCTTGATGACAATATGTCTTTTTGTTGTTTGACTGTCAGTGGAGTGAAACTCACATACTGCCGGCATGATGGTACATAATACTGATGCTCCTCATGAGTGTTAAGCTGTTGAATATCTTTTAACAGGTTTTGGAAATTGCTGGTGCTCATATTGTGTATTTATTACCGGTTGAATTTTTTTCAACCCGCAAAACTCTGGGGATTCATGAGATTCTTCTGTTTTTGCTTCTCGTGTTCCTTTCTCTCTTCTTCGAGCTCCTCCTTGTACATAGATATGTATGTATTAACTTCCGCGGGAGTCCGGCTATCGATATACTCTATCTGAAAATTCAATCTTTTGGCGAGTATGTACCTTGTATACAGCTGTTCATGTAGGTTCCCTTGATATATTAGCTTTATAAATTCAAAAAAAGAATTGTTGTACAGTTCCAAAGAAAAATTTGTTAGTTCGCCATTTTCATCAGGTACCTCGAGTATAGGTATATTGTAATTACTGTTAATGCGCTTTATGTTATTCACAATTTCACTAAAGAGTTCTGTTGAAAATGATTCTAACAATTGCTGCCTTTGATTGATTGTCATTTTTGTGAGATCATAAGATTTTCGTCCTAGTTTTATCTTATGTACTGTGTCATTTAGAATATCGTCTGATGTTACGTGTGTTAGTTTTAATGGTGATCCCATCAACACCGAGCATTTCTCGTTGATATTGACTTGTTGTATACATTTTTCCGGATGGTTAGAAACTTTATCTATAACATCATACAGATCTATTGCTGCTGTTCTATCCTCTGTATCACCTCCTTTGATTGACAGTTTTAATTGTTGTGAAACACAAACAATTCGCATATTCAACAACAAACAAAAAAGATCGACACGTGTTAACTTACTATACACTTGTTTATCAACAAGCAAGTTTTTTACGAGGCTCGTTAGATATGTTTGTAGTTGTATATCGTCGTTATTTTGTATCAATTTAACAACATCTGTATACTGACCATATGACATCTCATGACAATAATAAAAATTGTCTAAAGATGGTAAGTATGTTTTGTATGTAAACTTGTTTGTCATTAATTATCAAGCTGGTTCCCACTATTTTGTGTGAATCTATCGGATACAAATGTGGATCTACTTGCAGATCTACCAGTTAATGCGCCCTCGCCTCTATCACCACCAATCTGATTCCGCTGGCCTCCGAAAGCTCCTAGAAAGCCTATCGCTTTGTTTACCTTCTTTTTTATATCAGCAGCCTTATCTACAAAACGCTCCACACTGGCCAATTTTTTCTTGAGTTTTCTATAAAATCTATTCTTGCTCAACAGTTTATCTGCCATATCCTTCACAAACTTCTTAAAACCTTCCTTGTTCATATATGCATTCATATCAGTCCTTGGTAGACTCTCCACTCCATAATGTGTATATTGCCATCTCACACTGCAAAGGAACACTTCATTGGCATCGTATGTCAATTCTTGTGCATTCATACCAATTGGTACGCAATTGTAGAAATGCCATATTTTTCTCTCAACTAATGGAATGTATTGATATGTTTTTGCTAATTGTATAATGCGTATATTTGTCTTGATGTTACGCTTGTTGTCCATAGGTGGTCTAGCAACCATTCCCATGTGACTTGCTAACTGTATCCATGGGCGGACCACTAAATCCGGGAAGCTTCGATTCGTTTCTCGGAATTGTATTGTCAATTCTTGTGGCCCAGGTCGACTGGCGCCTATTTTACCAGGTATAAAGCCCATGTTGTTGTTTATAGCTAGTTCAGACACTGTGTATTGCTCTCCAGGTAATGTAACACCTTGAGCCAATATACAACCGGCATCTCCACCCGCTACCATGTAGGCATCACGTGTTATCTCCATTTTACCTTGATTGATATCCCACACATCATTAGGTGTACCACTAGCATCAACATTACCTCCATGCTGACCGTTGCCTCCTGGTTCATAATTCCACATGGCTTGTGAGCTGATCATTTCCGGGATTGTTTCGATGTGTACCAGCCACAAAAACTTCATTGGAAACGCAAATTCCCATTTTTCTAGCTGTTGTAAGAAATTTTCTGTGTAACTATAGGGGTAATTGAATGGAAAGATGTCTGTACCCAACAAATCATCCACCTTCTCACCTATTCTTCTGATATCGTCAAACATTCTGTAATTATTTAATACCGAAACACAAAAAAGCCGTGGAGAACCACGGCTTGATTGTCAAAGTTCAACAAATCTATTAGAATCTGTTTTGTCTAACGAAGTGATATCCTAATGTCACATTGAATGTAACAGGAGCACCGGTGCCTTGAATGTTATAAGCAACTTCACCGACTTCAGTAGGATACGCACCAACCAATGTGAACTGTGCGACTCTTTCTAATTGTGAGTCAAGTTGCACCAAGTCAACAATTGATGTTTCTTTCGGCATGAAATAGTTACCAGTACTTGTCTCGTCATCAAATGTGTCTCTTGACCATGTGAGTAACAAGTTTCTTAGTGTGTCACCTCTGTCACAATAGAATGTCAAAGGATATGTACCTGAGTATGTTGCAGAACCTGGCACGTTAAAATTGAGACCCATATACGCTATTTGCGTACTGGCTATCGAACGTCCGGGAATGCTACCACCTTGGGCATATACTAGGTCATCTTCTGTAA